TAAGTCTCCGAATTTTTTTAGACCTTGCTCAATCGTTTCATTGGCGAAAGCCTGTTGTCTTTCATACGCAGATAGCTCATTAACACTCTTACCTAAGGCTCTAGCATACTTTTCTGTTGCTGGCCCTAGTTTTACAATTAAGCCTAATTCGTCTAAGATTTCCGGCTCTAGTTTTACTACACCTCGGGTTAATCTATCTACAGCGTCGGGTAAACTTCTACCTAATGCTAGCGCGGCGCCTTTTGCCACCTTTGCTAATTGAGTTAATTGCTTCTCCCCCATACCTGCCGAAGATGCAAAGGATACTGTACGCATAGACTCAGCTAAACTTACTGCTCCTCCAGCTGCCTCTCTGAAACCTTCTGCCATTCTGTGAAGATTCGTACCCGAGGCTGCTCCCATATGCTCAAGACCCTTGACCATAATAGAGGTATCCATGGCACTTTTAAGCAGCTCAAAAGCCGCACTTAGTGCGAAAGCTTTCGCAGCAATCGTTGCATAGACCGCAACAAAGCCGCCCATACCTTTGGCCATGTTAGACATATCCTTTCCGGCCTTTCCGGAAGAGCCGGAGATGCCTCGATTTGACCGATAGACATCACTAGCGGAATCTGAATACTCTTTATTAGCTTTAGTACTATCTTTAGTAGCTTTAGTGTTCTTTTTTGTATTCTTAGAAGTGTTCTTCCCTGGAGCGCCCGCTCCCGATCCGCCCCCTATGCCTACCGTTTTAGACCCGATATTATTTAAGACTTTTTCAAGTTCCTTAGCTGTCGCCAGTACTTCTTTTAACCCTTGGTCGGTAACTTTGATTACTACGGACTTCTTTGCCAAACCTTATCTCCTAAAATGCCTTCTGGGAATGTAAAAATTCCTCATCTATGCCACCATTATACGCTATAATGCCCTAAATGTCAAGTGAAAATTTTCAATAGACGAAAAAAAGAGTACAATAACGGTTAGTTATTGTACTCTTTTCCAGGTTAAAAACCCTACCTATCAGTGCTTCTTGGACTTTTGTTTCTGTTGCTCCATATAATATCTCATATACTCATTTTCGATAGTAGATACTAAGGACATTACTTCCCTAACATTTTCTACTTCGTAAACTCGGAACAAGTCGAACATCCCCGCTTTGTTCTTACCCATAAATGTCCCAGACATACCCTCCCAAATATCCTGCAAGGATTGGTATATCTGCCAGGCCTCTTGAGCCTCAACTAGTAAATCTTCGAATCTTGGGGGTATCTCCTCTGGCTTAGGCTCTTCTCCTAGTTGCTCCATCATCATGAAGTACTGTTCCGCAGTCATCCCTGATTGTAAAGACTTAATAAAGAAGATTAAGCTTTCTTGAGCTTCTTCTAGTTGTTGTTGGTAAAATTTGACAAGTCGCCCACCATTTCTGATACCCACGTGTCAAACTCATTAGAGTTCTTCATCATTACTAAAGCGTTCTCATCTGAGTACTCTAACTCAGCGCCAAGGTCTTCAACGCCTTCAAGGTCTACTAAAATAAAGTCTGTTAAAAACTTATATTTTAAACCTTTCCAGCCTTTTACTACGCCTTGAACGTAACTCTTCAAGAACAACTCTTCATCCATTTCTTCCTTTGGTTGACGAGTCTTTCTATCAAACTTAGTTGTAGTTGCTTTTTTACGGATTTTTAATAACTCTTCTCTTGAAAGAAAGGCTAACTTTACGCTGAAGCCCTCATATCCAGGATAATCGAAATCAACGGTCTTACTTGGGGTTAATAAACTAGATAAATTCGGTCCAGCCATATTATTCTCTCCTTACATACACAATTCTGGTCGTATACTTACGTTGTGCTTTGTAAAATACTCTACTGAAAGAGCACTTTAAAAAGCACCCCACCGAAGTGGGGTACTTAACTACTTATACAGTAGCTTTATACGTAAGACCCATTACATCAGTCGCTAACATTGTGCTGCCTTCCGCAACAAAATTGATAGTAGTAGCTACTACATCTGCAACATCAATAGAAGGTACTTCTAACTGAGCCTGAGCAAATTCAAACTCTACCATAGGAGCAGTTGTACCGCCCATATTCATAGTTAATTTGTATTTGTTATCAGTGTTAGTTGTAGCTGCTAGTAAGTCTTTGATTAGCTTAGCTGAATCATAACCTTTAGCATCCGTAGAACCATCATAATCTGTACCGGTACCACCAGCACGTAAGTAACAATTCATAGATCCTGAAATACTACGTGTACCTGTGAAACCTCCGATTGGCGTATTTACCACACCTAACTCGTCTGGAGTCAAGTACGTTACACCATTATCGATACTGATAGAACCACCTGTTAATACTAACTTGTAGAAATCATCATTTAAAACTCCACCATTCTTATCTTGTAGCGTTACAGTTGATAACTTATTACGGATAAACTCAGGGGCAAAAGTCTTCTGAGTTGTAGCGTCTGCTGCAGCTCCAATACCATGTCCAGTCGGTAGAGCTGTTCCATCACCTGTAGTAGGCATAAACTTAGTGCCTGACTTAAGAGGAGTATCATTCAGCGTTACTTCATCAAGAGTTTCGCCTTGCCCACTCCATGCGATTTGTGCAATTCCATCAATACTAAAATCGATTTCTGCTGAATTAACTAAAGCCTTATTGATTCTGTAGTAAGTTTTGTCTGTACCACCGTCTGAAAGTTCGAAGTAAATGTATAAAGGTAGTAAAACGTCCTTATCAGATAAAGAACAGTCACCTGTCATACCTGTGGCTGTTGCACCTTCACTCATTACTCCGAAAGGGGTCCAAGCATTATTAGTAGGAGTACCTACTGTAGCACCTGCTGTTAGTAAAGCTTCCCACATCAACTTCTCTACCGCACTTGAGTACGAAACGGGAGTTGTTCCAGCTGTACGCTTGTATGGGCGAATGTATGTTGTGAAAGACCAGTCTGCCGGATTTCTAGCTGTGTTGTAAGATTTCTTACCACGCTTAGAATTTGCACCTGCTTCACTTAAGCTAATTTCTGCTGTAGCAGTAGTTTGAGTAAATGAAAACCCATCTAATACGTTTAATTCGTATGTATTAGCGTGCTTCATATTCGCCGGTACGTTTTCTGTACTGATGAATACTCTACTGTTACGGATCAGATTAATATGACTATCTGCCATTATTTCTCTCCTTTAAAAAAATTTATATTTCGTATTGGGCTTGTAATTGGAACTCGCCGACACCTATTGGTGCTAAAAGTCCTTCATCGGTAGTGATAGATATAATTCTTAAATCCGCCACTTTCTGGTCCGCCGAATACGCTAAATCAGAGTTTTCCTCTATCTTCTTCTCAACCTCAAACAGTACCCCTTCCAAGGCTTCGACGGGGTCTTCCTCTTGAACGTAGATTCTAACTGTTATAGTTAAGTACCCCCACTTAAAAGCGCCGGGTAAATATTCTCTAGTCTCATTTCCTGCTGTAATCCCTACAAAAGGGAAGTCTACAATTTCATCCCAAAATACTAACTTATCAGTTACATTTTGGTACAAGTCGCATACATATACATTAGGAACTTTGACTTCACAAGTATAAACAAAACTATCAAGATTCGTTAAGCCTGTGAAGCTAGACTCTATTGTAGTGCCACTTAGCTCTACCACTTGGTATCCTGTAGTAGCATCTACTCCCGCAGTTGCTGCAGGTATTGAGTCATAGTGTGTTAGAGAGTTAAATAATTTGTTAGCTCCAGTATCTAAGATAGAAACTGAAGAGCTTGCTCCAGTAGAGCTACTCTTAATTTCTATCTTACCAGAACTACCTAAAAACTTAACAGTACAGCCACCTATAAGAGACTCTAATTTTACAACTAGTGCATTATAGTTCACTGCGTCACTTCCAACTAAAGAGACGGGGTTAGCGACTCCGTCGATAGTAACAGTTGCAGTATAGGTTGTACTTGTGTTTAATCCTGTAGAATTAGTTTGTTTGGTTGAAGAAGGATTGAGTTCAATCCTCTGATAACCATTAGTAGGATCAGTACCATCTACAGCATTTTTTATTTTTACAAAGCCGCTTAAACTCGAAAACAACCTTCTTGAACCAGTGTCCCTTAAAGTTATCTTCGAGTCGCTACCACCGGTAGCATTTGTTATTCTTAGGTCATTGTTTCCATCAAGGCTTGCGGTAGCACCTTTCAATGACACATTGAATGCATCAATAAGATTGCCGAACGTTGGTACTGCTGAACCAGCTGTACTAAACTTTTGTGTTGCGGCTATCTCATTTAATTTTGTAACTAGTGATTTTACTATTTTTGACCTTGCAGACATCTTTACTCCATGTTACGGTAAAGATCTAATACTCTCTTAATATGAGGTGGAAAGTCTGTTGACTTAACATGCTCTACAGAAGTGTCTCCGATAGACTTTCTAGGAGTTTGCTCCTTTCTTAAATAGTATGTAATTAAATCGTATGTTGCTAGTTTTAAGTCTTTAGGCACATCAATAGAGTCGTATCCTCCACGGTACTTTACTCTAATGCCTTTGAATACGTTTGAAGGTAAGAAGTTCTTAACTCCATTGTAATCAGCTCTTATGCCATCTTCATCTAAGAAGTAGTCTGTATTTTTTACTAATACTGTGTAAGTTACTCCACCATCTTCAGAGTAAGCTACTTCAGTACCTGCGTACGCAGCGTCAATTGGCCACTCAACAGTGTATAATTTGTTAACATTTGTGGTATCGAAGTACTCTGTCTTAGTAACGCTGTACCAATCGCAGAAAGTACGCCCACAGTAGTTCTTAATCAAGTCACTAACGTGTCCTGTTAATACAGATAATTTAGAGTCATTTGTGCCAGACGTGATTCCTTGATAGTCTTTATATTCATCTGATGTTACTAGATCTGACATTCTTTCTCCATTATAGGTTATACTAATTATAACTAAGATTAATTACAATTAGTATAACCGGAGGCGCAAGGCCTCCGATTATATTAGCTAAATATTAAGAATATTTAAGTAACGCTACACCGTTAGCAGTAGTAGCAGAAGCTTGGTCTAAACCAATGAATCCAGTACGCATGCTTGATACGATGATTGACTTTTGCTCTTCAACAGAACGATCTGACTCAGTCATAAGACCACGTAGAGTTCCTGTTTTAAAGTAGCTAGTATTTACGATCACTGAGTGAGCTTTACCAGCGGCTGCAGCTTCAAACTTATCAGAAACGATAACTTTAGAACCAGAGATTGAACCAACATAACCTTTGATTTGCATCAATTGAGAATCAGTTACTTTATCAGCACTTGTAAATGTAGCATCATCAATTAGATCGTAGTACACTGTAGGTGATACAACGTAAACTAATTCACCAGGATTCTGACCATGTAAGCCCATAGCACGACGTGCAGCAGCAAAGTCAATGGCAGCAACCTTAGCTGTAGAAGCTTTAGGCGTCTTAGTAGCCGCTGTAGTTGCCCACGAAGCTAAACCACGAATTGGGTTAAACGTTCCACCAGCAACAGTAACACCAGTACCACGTAACAACGCAGTATCGATTGAGTTAGCAATACGTTGAGCCATATGACCACGAACGATTGGAAGAATTGGAAGCAATGCATCCTCATTCTCTTCATAACCGATGTATTCCTTAGTTACTAACTTATGAGCTGTTAGTGATATTTCATTAAGGTTAGTTGAAGCTTCAGAACCAGTTGATGCTGCGCCACGGTAAGAACCTGAATGAATCCACTCACCAACACCTGCACCAGGGTTAGTAGGGATACGCATAGTCTCAGTAGACATAGTGATGTTATCAAACATAGGAGCTACAACTAAAGATTGTTTAGCTACATCATATACGTTTGAATTGAACTCAGTTTCCCAATCTGCATCATCAACACCATGTTGACGGCCAGACTTAGTTACTAGGTTATCAAAGTACTTAGTACCCTTCATATCACGACGTAAGATTTTAGACAACAATACTGAATTCATCTTCTCTTCTGAAGTGATTGCATTAACCTCTTCTGGAGTAGCGAACTGCATCTTAGATACACGTAAAGCTTCTAACTCATCTTTGTTTTCTTTTAATTCAGCGTGTAAACCATCTAAAATATCTTTTAAAGATGCTTCTGAGTCCGCTGCACGTTTAGCAACTTCTGCTTCTAAACGTTCTACACCAGTTGAAATTACTTCAATGTGTGTTGCTTGTGCCTTTTGGGCAGCTTTAGTATCAGCTTCTTGCGTTGCTTTTACTTCAGCTTCGATTGCTACTTGCTCAGCAGTTGCTTTATCAGCAGCTGCTTTTTCCATAGCTTCCATTTTGAGTGTTAACTCTTCTAATTTATCCATTTTTAATTTCTCCTTAAGGATAGTTTCATTACTTGCTTCTGAAGATTCATCAACGATTGTTTCTGTTTCCTCAGCTTCAATGTACTCTTTTTTAAACTCTGCGTAGTCCTCATCACCTAAAGCTTTTGCAATGCTAAAAGTAGAGTCTTGATTTGCAGGTACTGATACTACCGAAATTTCAAGTAGTTCTAAATCTTTGATATAAAATACATCGTCTTCTCTGTCATAATCTGCGTCCTTGATGGAAAATCCAACGCTGAATGTCTTGAGAATACCGTCTTTAATCAAAGAGTATACGTCGCCAGCTGCAGAAGATATTTCTGCAACCACTTCCAAACCTTTATCAGTAACACTGTAATCTACAGTAGTACCAATTGGTTTAGAATGA